CAGAACCTGAGGGCGTTGCCATTGAAACGGCTGGTACCCGAGAGTCTCTATTTCTCAACGATTTGATGCATAAATCGCATAGGGACTGCTGCCTGCTCATCCGAAAAGGGTGAGATTCCACTAAGAGTGTGAGGAGGTGACAGCTTTGGCACTGGTGAGGGAGTCGGCGGGAAGAAGCGGGATTATCCGAGACAAAACGAGCCAAGCCAGATAGATCAAGGGTTTCCAAAGACTCCCCCCTCTCGATTTCCTTCTGAATCAGTGCCAAAGACGCGCTAAACGAAAAAGGAGGATTATCCGCAAATAGGTATGCGTTTCGCGGGTTCTTTGGCACACCAATCTTGTAGACTTGAAACCGCCAAAACGCCCGGAAACAGGGCGCTTTGCCCCCCTTCCTGCGCAAGAAATTGGTACCTTTTCTCGTAGGCGAAAAAGAACCGAACATCTTTTCAGTTTCCATTGCTTCGCTTCCAGGCCAACCGATTGTTTTATATAGGTTTTATAAGGCTACGGAGTGAAGAATCGGATGATAAGAATCGGACGCCAAAAGAAACGGATACAACGCCCTTCATGATCAACGTTTCTATCCCCTACGGGACGTTAGCTCTTGCCGTCCCAATCGGAACCCGATACTGTTTGCACGTTGCTGCATATCAGCAACCGGGTTTGACGGCCCGAGTAAGTTGGCGCATAAGCGCCCTCCATCCGACAGCAGGCGCTTTTTTTATGCCTGCCGTTCGTGTTATGGCGGCTGTGCGTGGGGCACCTTCGGGTGCGCCGGGTGCCAACTTTCCCGGTCCGTCAACCCGCGCACAGCTGCCACCCTAAATCGTTTGACGGCGATTGGTGACAGCTCCACATATTAAGTTGGAGCAATACCCCATGAAGCAACACACCCGAAATCCGTCCGCGCTTAGCCGCGCAGCAGCCCTTAGAGCTATGGCTCTCTCCGCTCTGCGAGCAGATTCATCACTGTCCGTACGCCTTGGTCGTTACAACGCCGCCATGGAAAAGGCCCGCACTCTTGAATCAGGCCTCGATGTTCCGGAGGTGACTCATGGCTAACTTCAAGCCTCTCGACTCAAACTCACAAGGCTCTTCAAGCCCCGTCCTCTACCTCAATACCAGTGCAACTCAACGGGACCTAATGGACGCCGCTGACTGGCGTCTGGGTGCTGTTAAAGACCTGCTTTCTGTACTGAGCGTTTGCAATACAGATGACTCCGGGGCTCGTGACATCGCCAAGGTTTCGCGCGCTCTACAGCTACTCGTTGACGATGCCGACTCGCTATACCAGGCCGCTCGCCAAGCAGCATAGCGATAGCTGTTAGCCCTGGCGCCAATGGCACCAGGGCCAGCCCGTCGTCCGGTAACGAAGCAGGAGGTCTGCTAATGCAAAGCTGGTACACCGCCAAAGAGCTCGCCGGATTAACTGGCATGCCAAAAACGACTCAGGGCGTTAGGAAGGCTGCATTGCGTGCGGGCTGGAAAAGCCAACTTAGGCAAGACTCGAAAGCACAGGAATTTCCATTCGATCAATTTCCGGTCGATACCCAAACAGCGCTAATTGCCCAATCAGTCGCAACGCTACAAACGTCACCGAGTGTCAGCACCTCCCCAATTTTAGTAGAGCGTGACACCGTTTTTCCGTCACGCTTAAACGAAGATCAGCGCTCTGTCATGACGGCACGACTAGCCTTCGTCCGCGAGATCGAACGACTGAGCCAGACGATCAGCCAGCAACGCGCCATCGGGACCCTAGTAAGTTTGGCGAAAACCGACCAATTGAGCACATACCTGGTCGGCCTCGTAGACCGGGCGAACAATCGTAAATCCGGCGAGAGATCCTTGAGCGAGCGCACGCTAAAACGCTGGCTGGCAAGCTATCGTAAACAGGGTGAAATCGGCTTGGCTCCAGCGCGCCGACAGAAAGATTTAAGTCTGCCCACATGGTCGACGGCGTTCCTAACCTGCTATCAACGCCCGACCAAGCCCAGCGTCGAAGCGGCCTATGCCGAGTTTGCCGTCAAGCATCCAGCAGAGCGCCCGAGCATTCATGCCGTCCGCCGCTTCCTTAATAAGTTGAGTGCCGAGGCCCGCGAGTGCGGCCGTCGCTCCCCGCAGGAGCTCAAGGCCCTGCAACCCTTCAAGCGCCGGGCCACCAAAAGCCTACTCCCATGCGACGTGTTTACCGCCGACGGCCACAAGTTCGACGCAGAGGTTTTGAACCCACGTACCGGAAAGCCTTACCGCCCGGAAGTAACCACCGTCCTCGATGTCGCCACTCGAAAGGCCATCGGCATTTCCATCGGTGAAGCCGAATCGACCATCGGTGTTATGGACGCTTTGCGCGATGCCATGAAGCACGGCATGTTCGCCTTCTTCTATGTCGACAACGGTTCAGGTTTCGCCAACGACACTGTCCGCGAAGTAGTCGACCGTCTCGGCGGCACCATGACCCATGCTTTGCCTTACAACAGCCAGGCACGGGGCCTGATCGAACGCTCTCACCAAACCATATGGGTCAATGCTGCCAAGAAACTACCTAGCTACATCGGCGCGGACATGGACAAACACGCCGGGACAAAGGTGCATCGGATTGGCCGCAAAGAACTGCGCGAAACCGGGAAAACACGCCTGATTCCGACCTTCGCCGAGTTCATGTCTGGTGTCGAATATGAGATCGAAACCTACAACAACTGCCCGCACAGGGGGCTGGCAAAGTTCCGCGATCCGCTGACCGGCAAGATTCGTCACATGAGCCCAAATGAGGCCTGGAGCGCAGCTATTGCTGCTGGCTGGGAGCCGATTGTGGCACCTGCCGAGTTGTTGAATGACCTGACACGCCCGCAAGTTATCCGCCCGACACGTCGCGGCGAAGTTACCTGGGCCGGAGAGACCTATTTCCTGGACGCTTTGCGTAACTTTCAGGGTGAGCAAATCCGCCTGGCATACGACGTGCGCGATTCATCCCGCGTTTGGGTCCGCACGCTGGATGGAGAGTTAATCGGCGAAGCAATCCTCGACGGCAATGCCAGCGATTACATGCCGAAATCCATGATTGAAAAGGCCTATGACAAACGCGAGAAAGGCCAGATGAAACGCGCCGTGGACAAGCTGGAAACGCTGACCGGCAGCCGCGTAGAAATGATCACTACCTCCCCTGCTCCATCAGCCGACCTCAGCGACGAGCAACTGGCCGACGCCCATCGCTTTGCCACAAGCCTTACGACTCCCAAAACCAACAGATTCGAATTACCCAACGACCCGATTGGTAGGTATCGACTGTGGGAAGCACTCAACAGGCGCTTCCAAGCCGGGGAGCTTCTTAATGTAGAAGAAGGTTTATGGCATGAGCGATACCCGCGCCATCTCGACTTTACCGCTATCAAGCGGATGTATGAGCACACCAACTCGTAGGGCCATTGCCAACATCTATGGCCGATAGCACGTAAACAACACGGAGAAGCAAGGAATGAGCGCACCGAAGATAGTCCCCCTGACGAACGTCGGCTTGCTGGCCAGCGCAGTTGAGCGTGCTATGGCACGACCATCTAACTTACCCGGATTAGTGGTGATGTACGGTGCTAGCGGGCTGGGCAAAACCGTGGGAGCGACATTCGCAGCGAACATCTATCGCGCCTATTACGTCGAGTGCCGGGACACTTGGACAAAGAAGGCCTTTCTCGCCGCCGTTTTGCGGGAAATGACGATAGTGCCAAGCCGCACCATGTCGGAGATGGTTGATCAAATCGCAGATCAATTGTCACGGAGCGGGCGCCCTCTCATCGTCGACGATGCACAGTACCTTCTAGAAAAGGCAGCGGCCAACGTTCTGACCGACATCTATAACGCCAGCCACGGGACCATTGTTCTGATCGGAGAAGAGCGCGTACCGTTCAGCCTGGCCAAGCTTGAGCGCCTACATAATAGGGTTTTGGAGTGGGTGCCAGCACAACCTGCCACACAGGAAGATCTGCGAACGTTGTCAGCCGCCTGCTATCCGCACCTCCAGATTCATGACGACCTTCTTGAGGATCTACGAAAAGCAGTCCGCGGCTGCTTGCGGCGTGTGGTGGTCAACCTTTACCGCCTTCAATCCGAAGCCCAAGCGTTCGGCTGGGAGTCAGTTGATAGCACTCAGTGGGGAGACCGTGGCTGGTTCACCGGCGAGGCACCATTGCGGAGAACTCTCTGATGGGCATTGGCCGGAAGCCCGCGCACATAGTCATTCAGGACGGTAAAAGCAATCGTCAGCGTGTGTGGGAAATGATTAGAAAGCATCCTGAGGGTATTAGTTGTTACACCCTCAGTCGGCGCACCGACCTCAACGATGAAACCGTTCGGACGTACGTAAACAGCCTGAGGAAAGCTGGCTACCTGGAACGCGGCAATGGTGTTGGGGATAGAGCAGAATTCCAGTTAGTTCGTGACTTGGGCACCGAGGCTCCCCAGCTTCGATTGGACGGCACCCCAAGCCAACAAGGTCGCGGCACAGAAGCAATGTGGCGCACTCTCAGGATACTGGACGAAGTCAACGCGACCGAGCTTGCGATGTACGCCAGTACAGCGGCGCCCACAAGCATTGCCACAGCAAAAAACTATCTCAAATGGTTGAACTGGGCTGGTTATCTGACCGTTGTCACTCCAGCGCAACCAGGGAAGCAAGCGCGCTATTGCCTTGCGCACGGTATGTACACAGGGCCAATAGCACCGATGATCCAACGTCAAGGACAGGTCTTTGACCCAAATCTTGGTCAAGTAATATTTGTGCGGAAGCTCAAAGCCCCCAGCAAGTAATACTCCAGTTATATTTAGTTACCAAATATCAGCGAATTGGCTGTCAGCAGCCTCAATCCCCTTGCCTAACCATTTCAACGGAAAGGTCAGTTGTATGATTCGAATCGGAAAGGTAGTGTTCACTCTACTGCACGAACCTACTCGATAGTCGATGGCGCTCAGTGTAATGGCCTAGCGCAGGGATGCAGTGTTGCAATCGGGCGTCTAGATCCGACATAAGGAGATATCTTTGAATACTACAGGCCCCATATTTGCAGAGCCGACTACCACGCAGTTACTAACAGTTATCGCCGACCTTGATTCAGGCGCTCAAGTGGATGTGGAACGTTTTATCCGACGAGAGCTAAAGTATGTTATGCGTGACCGTAGTGAGCTGCGCCGCCGCTATCGCCAAGACTCCGAAACCCCATGGCTGGTCTGCTTAATATGTGGAGCTCCTGTACAGCTGGTCTCCCATACGGATCGATCCTTTTACTTCAGACACATGCCTGAAGCGGAAGATCGTGGGTGCCTTATCAATACCAAGGGCAATCTCACTCCCAGCCAGATAAATGCTTTGAAGTACAACGGAGCAAAGGAAAGCCAAGCGCATCAACGTTTAAAGGGCATCGTCCGAGACAGCATCCTGGCAGATCCGCGTTTCGATACGCCGCAGGTAGAAAAGGTTTGGCGCGGCATGAGCACTTCCGAAAGGGCGACATGGCGTAAGCCAGATGTGCAAGTTTTTTGGGGCGAACGTCGATTAGTTTTCGAGATTCAGCTATCTACTACTTTCCTCAGTGTAATTATAGACAGGAAGGAGTTTTATCGAGCAGAGCACGGCTCGCTTATTTGGATATTCCAGAGCTTCGACCCTAACCAAACCCGCCGTGCCGAAGAAGATATTTTCTACAATAACAACCAAAACGTATTTATTGTTAACGAAGAAACGCTACTGCGCTCTCAAGAAAACAAGAGACTATCACTAGATTGCTGGTATGCGGTGCCAGTCGATCGAGAGGGTGCAACCTTTGACATCTGGAGAAAATCACCGGTTTTTATTGATGAATTACACTTCGACCTAGACCAACAACGTGTCTACTTTCACGACTATGATCAAGCACTCAAAGAACTACAAAACCAAAAGGAAGCATTGAGGCAAGATCAGTTACGGGAAGATTTTGAAGAATTCTGGCGAGTATATGGAGGAGACGAAGATCTAGATGGAAAGCAAGAATGGAGAAGTCTACGTACGCGCCTGCTTGTTTCAAAACTAGTTGATGATCTCCCGGAAAGTTATTGGATAGGACCCTTCAATGGCGTGGTATCTCTGATGCTGAGTGCAAAAAAAGGTGCGCCATTCGGATATCGTTTCAAGACCCTGCTAGAAGTCACCAACGTAACGTTCAACTCCTACAAGCATTACCTATGGCCGTTTGGCTGGGCCCTAAAACTTTACGGACACGATGCATTGCTAGAGGCACAGGACAAAAAAGGTACCTGGCAGCGTCGTAGATTTGAAATTCGTAAAGCTCTTGAGCGCAATGACCCTGCGTTCAGTCGACATACAGAGCTAGATCAGCTGATTGGCTTTCTGCTGCCAAAACTGCAAGACCGTCTATGAGGGCAACCGCAAGCATTTTCGCTCACAGAGCTACCATCGCCGGGGCTACAGATAGATCGCCGTTTCTAACGCGGGTCTAACGCCCTTTATGGGCACGCAATGCGCCCCTTCTCTACGTGTTACGCCTCTCAATGCAGAAGATCGTGATATTCACGGCTTCACTCGCAACCTCTTCTATAAGGCGGCGCTGTTGTTCGGCGCCGAAAACCTTAAACCGTCCTGATATACGAAAGTCTAAGAGAAAGCGTTTCAATGATTCCTGTCGATGCAAGGTTGGTTGGAGACATTGAAATGCATGAGGATGAAAAGAAGGTCAGGCGAAAGAAAGACTTGAATCCTTTGCCTAAGAGCATGATAGAGATGCTCGAAATAATAGAACACTCCATCAATAAAGAAATGGAACTCGATGCCTCACCCCATCACCTGGCTAAATCAGCAGTTGTCGCTGTATGCGATGTTATGGGTGGTGGAATGATCTACCTGCCACGCGGTACAGCGTTAAAGAGAAAGCTCAGGAGTGAAGCTCTTTACTCTGACTTTCTGAGTGGCATGGCGCATGAAGAGTTAATCAGGAAATACGCAATAGCTTCACAGACGGTGTACGACATTATTACAGATGAGCGTGCATTGAGTCTTGAAGCGAGGTTTAAACACTAAAGGGGTTTCAGGGCGTGAACGAAGAAGAGGAGCTGAGTAAAAAGGGAAAACGGGTTCCAGGTGCTGCTTGGGAAGGAACCGCGCTGGAGCTTTTCAAATCAGTTGAAAGCTCAATAGCACATGCCTTTGAGCAGGGTTCTACTCCAGAGCACCTTGCAAGTGAAGTGATCACTGGGCTTTCCAAGTATTTTGGAGGCCGAGTTATTTATATCCCCAAAGGTTTCAGATACGACCGAGAACAGCGTAACAAAGAAATATATAGCGCTTGGAAAAATGACGTATCAATTAGCGATCTATCAAAGAAGCACGGACTCACATCTGCAACAACGTATGAAATCGTTGCCAACTTCGCGAAAGAAGACGGCTTGAAGAAATCAAAAAACAGGTTTATCAAATGATCGTTACACAAACTAGCCTCAATGCATTATTCATTGCATTCAAAGTGGTGTTTCAGAAAGCACAAACGGGCACACCAACTGACTGGCAGAAAATTGCCACAGTCGTACCGTCCTCGACTCGCAGTAACACCTACGCTTGGCTGGGTCAGTTTCCGGCATTTCGTGAGTGGGTGGGTGATCGCGTTCTAAAGGATATGGCGGCTCACGGTTACAGCATTGACAACAAAAAGTATGAAAGCTCCATTGTTGTATCGCGTACCGATATCGAAGATGACCAGGTTGGCGTTTACTCTCCGTTGTTCGAGGAAATGGGGCGAGCGTCAACAGCCCACCCGAACGAATTGGTCTTCGCCTTGCTCAAGGCAGGTCTCACTACGAAATGCTATGACGGTCAGAACTTCTTCGATACCGATCACCCGGTTTATCCGAACAGTGATGCAACGGGTGATGCAGTCTCAGCCAGCAACTTCCAGGATGGCGAAGGCCCGGCCTGGTATCTGCTCGATGTGAGCCGAGCGATCAAGCCGATCATCTTCCAAAAGCGTCAGGACTACGACCTTAAAGCGATGACCCGTGTTGATGATGAGTCGGTGTTCATGCGCGATGAATATCGCTATGGCGTGGATGCGCGGGTGAACGCTGGGTTCGGTTTCTGGCAGTTCGCCTACTGCTCGAAAGCTCCTCTCACTGTCGAGAATTATGAAGCCGCTCGCGCCGCGATGATGGATTTCAAAAGCGACGGTGGCCGACCTCTGGGTGTGGTGCCGGGCATGTTGCTGGTGCCGCCAGTGCTTGAAGGTAAGGCACGTTCGCTGCTGGTCAAGGATGCCAACGGCGGTAATCCCTGGGCAGGCACCGCAGAACCACTGGTTAGTACCTGGTTGAGCTAATAGGAGTCGTGACGATGAGTAATGTTGATAAGCGTTGGGAAGGTTTGACCATTGAGGGCGAACTGGCTGTTGGGGTGTTCTACGCCGGAACTCGGCACAAGCATTTCGCTCTGCGCATTCCACTGGCGGGGGATTTGATCGATGTTCAAAACGAACATCCGGAAGCGTCATTGCAAGTGGCGACAATGGCGATCTATCACCGTCAGTTGCTGTCCCTGGGCGACATTCCACCGGAAGCTCTGACCTTCGATCTGTTGCGCGCTGAACTCGCGGAATCCGACTTGGCGCTACTCGGTGCCGCCGACGAAGCACTGGAAAAAAAGATCGCGCTGCCGAGCGCAGCAAGCACGGCTGGCGACAAGTCGAGCACGCCCTTGTCCGATTCGGCTACCGACTCGACGAAATAAACCGGATGCCTAAATCAGAGATCGAGACTCGTCTCGATCTGCTGATCGGCAAACAAAAAACGGGCACTCGTTACGTGAGTAAACGACGCAACAAAACCAAGGGGTAATTCATGTCCGCCGATCTACGCGTCGCGTTACGTATCCAGGCAAACTCGGGCAATAGCCGACGCGAGATCGCTGGCTTGAACCGCGACTTGCGTCAAGCTGGTAAAGAAGGCGCTCGCTCCCTCGCAACAGAAAGCCAAAAGGCACAGACATCCATCTCCGGTATCGGTCGCGCTGGTGTTGGCAGCTTCAAGGTCATTCGCCAGGCGATGCGGGATAGCACCAAGAGTGGCCGCGAGTTTCGTACTGAGGTCATACAAACTGGAACCGGGCTCAAGAACATGGGCCAAGCGGCTCGCCGTGCTGCTCAAGAAGCCAAAACGAATCTGCGTGGTGCAGATCGGGAAGGCATTAATCCGCTTCGTACCAATGTTGATCGCACAAGCGCCAGTTTCCGCCAGTTAGCCCGTGCCGCCACCACCAGTCTGCGCACCATCAAAACCGTTGCGGCAGCTACTCGGGCCGAGTTCAGCCGGGTCAAGTCCATGATGGGTGGTGTCAACGGGCATCTGGCTGGCGCCGGTTTTGGCATCGGTGTAGGCCTCTCAGTAGCCAGCGGTTCCAAGACAGATCGAAGGATGATCCAGTTGGGCCAGACGGCTGATATATCGCCCGCTCAAAATGAGGACATGAGGAAAGAAATATTCCGAGTGTCCAAGTCTTATGGCAATGATCCTGACGCTATTCTGAGTGGTGCAGAGGCGTTGCTGGCAGGCGGGCTCAGCCCCAAAGCCGCCAAGTCGAGTATCGACGCTATCGGTCAAGCGAACGCACTTCGCAATGCTGACCCCGCTGTTCTGGCCGGGGTTGGTATGGCGGCAAAAGAGGCCTACGGCTTCGACCTGGAGAACCCGGCAACAATGCTGGACATTCTCCAAAAAATGACCATTGCCGGTGATGCGGCGAAAGCCGAGCTGGGCGACCTGGGCGACATCTTCAACAAGGTCGGTGCCAATGCCAGCGCAGCCGGTTTCAAGTTCCACCAGTCCCTCGGTTTGATCGAATCCTTGTCCAACGTCGAGCCGAACGCCGACAACCTGCGAACGATGGTGGGGAGCTTCCTGACCGTGTTCAACACAGGCTCATATCAGGAACAAGTCACCAAGACCACCGGCATCCCGTTCTTCAACAAAGACAAGAGTCGTCGCGACCCCTTCGAGGTCGTCGCAGATATGCGCAAAAAGTACGACAAAATGCCCGACGACAAAGCCCGCGCAAAGTTTTTTAACGTGGTGTTCAAGAGCATGGATCGGGATGCGGTATCGTCCTGGCGTTGGATGCTATCGGGCGACCGTGAGAAAAACATGGTGGGCATTTCCGACAAGGTTCATAACTCGGCGCCGATCTTCAATCAGCAGCTCAAGGAGAACACCGGTAGCGCCACCGGTACGGCAGGTCGTATGCGGGCGACATTGCGTGATGCGACAGATCGCATGTCGCGCCCTATTAATGAAGCGTTTGCCAGCATGGGCACCTACCTACTTGATGACTTGAATCTCTCCGGCGAACAAATGATGGGCTTGGGGGCGGCTACCGCGATTGGTGGTTACTACACCGGGCGCGGGCTCAAGAAAGGTGCTGGTGCCTTGCTCAACAAACTGCCAGGCATGGGCGATCCACTGGAGACCATGAAGGGCATTGCCGTCGGTAAGGTGCTGGAAGAAGCCACAGGCGTCACCTCGGTGTTCGTCACCAACTGGCCAAGTAACATGGGGTCAGGGGTTTCAGCCGATCTATCGTTGGGATCTTCCACCGGGAAGAAGGCACCCGCAACACCGTCTGTCTTCGCCAAATGGGCAAAGACGTTGGAACCGGCTGCCAAGGCGGCAGGTGTGTACGCGCTGACCCAGGCGCCTAAGCTCGCGGCTAGATTACCTCAGCTTGCTGGCGCGTTTATTCCCGGCTCTACGCCTCAGGATGATGCGACCCGGTTGGATCAGGCCCAGCGGAGCAAGCTGTCGAGTGAAAGCCAGAAAGCCTATATCACCGCCTTCTACCGCAACCGCATGAGCCTGTCAGAGCAAAACCCTGATGCCGCTGATAGCTGGATTTCGAGTCAGGCGTCACGGCTTGCTCACCAGCAAACAGATTTGACGGCGCAAGGCACATCGGTCGCAGGCGCTAATGAATGGGCGCAGATGCAATCCAACAAACTGTTAGGCGCGGCAATGGGTGGCATGGGTGGAAGCAGTAGCCTTGCTGGGTTGGATGGTGCCATCAACCGACTTAAGGCTGTCCTGGAGCGGCCCTTTGTATTTGAAGTCAGGGCCGACACGGGCACGGTGCTGACGGAGCTTGAACGGCGAGTGGGGGTCCAGATGAGGCGTGGGCAGTAAGTAGCACCAGGTTGTTGAGGGAAAGGGATGGTTTTACTTCTCCGTTTGCCATCCCGTTGCAGTTTGGCCTTGGACGCCTGGTTAGCGTTTCAAGGCTTTTTTTCGCCTGATAATCGCAGCGCTAGCAAGAACATGCAGAGCTGGCCTACCCTCGCACTCCTATTGACTGAGCAGTTGCCGCCACAACCTCCATGCCTACAGTCTGGGCGCTTCGTGTGTGTCGGCGCACTAGGCAACCGTCTGAACATTACGGACAAATTGGTCTAGCCTACTGCTTGTAAGGCTGTAGATGCACAAAAAAACGTTAACTCTACGGCGAAATGAATTGGAAGGAACCACAATGTGTTTATTCCGAAGGACCGAGAAGTCACCGTACCTGCTGTCTGGTCGCCTGGCAGATGTGTTAGCGCTTATCCAGTCACTTGCCCTGGACGAACACACACATCGGAGCGAGGACGGACTTACAGACGAACTTCAGGGTGCCCCCCGATCCGAGAAGTCGTGGCCTCTCCTCGCCCAAAAACATCCAGAGTTTTTCCGGGTCAAGCTCGATGGGGAGCATCGTGTTTCGTTGATAGCTCGCCACGTAACACCTAAGGTAGGGGGCTCTCACCCTGTCCTCTCTTCCGATTACACGGCAAAGCTGCTCGGACTCGCGGTGGAGCTTCATGACCGTGAGATTCGCCGATCACAGCACTGGCAAATTTGGGTGCCCTTGGCAGTAGCAATTACTGCGGGCGTTTTCACGCTCTTCGGTGCATATCTCAAGAGCACCTAAATGGAGGACATTAACCATGTGCTTCCACGTCATTACCGCACTCATCGGACGAGCAAAGTCCGCACTTTTTCGTACCGGCCAGCATTCACCAGTGATGAATTCCGAGCCAACACAGCAAGAACGAATGGATGCAGCGTTTGAAAACTATCTCGAACTATCCGAAGTGCTACGAGAGGACATGCTTGCCTTACACGCTGCCGAGCTAGACTCGCAGCACTGGCGCCGCAACTACGTTCGCCTTAGTGCGGTGCTCATTGAAGGTTACGCTAGCTGCTTTCGGGAAATGTGCGTGGTAAGCCTTGAGTGTGAGGCTCCCGTGATTAGCCAAAAGGAGAGAGAGGTCCTTCTGTCGGAGCGTAGCTTCAATGCGAACGAGCGCATCAAGCTAACACTCCGCGCAGCCTACAAGTTATTCGAGATCCGGCCAGCGCCAAATTTTGAGGGGCCAGAGTGGGTCCGCGCAAAGCGTATCCTCGAAAAACGCCATCTCCTCATGCATCCAAAAACGGCCGAAGATCTCATGATTTCCGATGTTCTTTGGAACGAGTTGCGCGATGGTGCTATCTGGCTGATAGAGCAGTTCTTCGCCGTCATTGCGGCGTTACAAACGAAACATTGTGGCTAAGGTGTGCTCACGCCGGTGAGATCTGCGTCACGCCTTAAGCGACCTTTCGAAACGATGCGCCTGACCCGCTAGTTTTGCGGTGCCAAACAGAGCGCAAAAATCGCGAATGGCACCGACCAGTCGGAGTGCCAAACATCGCGTAAGGCGGTGCCAAATCCGTCGCCAACTTACAAAGAGCCAGTCGTTTTGTAGGGGTAAAAACGTTATAAAATAAAAAGGGTCGCAAGATAAAATCTCGCAACCCCTTGATTTATATGGTCGGGACGGAGTGATTCGAACACTCGACCCCTAGCACCCCATGCACGCAGTACTACTGTAAGACCTTGTGAAATGGCCGTTTTTACTGGCGCTCGCTGCAATCGAATGCCCACAAGTGCTTACAGATGCGTGAGAGAGTCACGCAAAAGTCACGCACCCTTCCCCGGCATCCTGCCGACCGAAACACAATCAAGTCTCCCTGCAATACCAAGACTGCGCATACAGAACACCATCGACCTCCTCCAAACCACTCAGCGTGAAGCCGAGCGTTGCCATGCTGGTCAGTCGAGCATCAAGAAGCGGCCGAATCGGTGGCGCATCACCCGGCCAGGCGCCGTGTCGCAGAGATGCGGTATTGGCTGTTCTCTTCAAAAGATCAGACGGCGCGCTGGAGAAAATGATATCGCCCTTTACTGGATCGGCACTGGCGATATCCCTTTTGGATCTGGCGACGCCGCGCTCTCTCATGGGTACGATCAGGAACTGCATTGCTTACTCGATACTGTATAAAAATACAGTATCCGAAAGATATGGTGATTGCTCAATTGATCGCTGACGATCGGTAACGTTTCGTCTTTATGTAGCAGGGGCTGGTCTACGCTGAAAGCACTGGCGAAGGACCTGACCCGTGGTGGACGCCTTTCCCAATACAGTGGTATTCATGACTTTGTCGCGGCGCTGTTGCTGATACAAAGACAGGCGTAAAACCGAGCTACCTCGTCACCAATGTCAGGAGATGATCCAGTATGAGCCAAACGAAACAGATCCTAGACCGTAAGCTGGGCAACACAGTCGAAGACGATATGCGGGCAGTGACCGTGCTTCTAGCAAACGAACTTCATATCCATGCTCTAGCGGCAATGTATTCATCAATCGACAAAATGGCATGGCTTGCCACTGCCGGCGATGAAAGCGAAGGCAAAGATTTCAAAGCCTGGGTGACCAGCTATTTCATTAACGGCCAATCGCTGCCTTATACCGCGAATGATCTATGGGCTGCTCGATGCGGAGTTTTGCATACAGGGGCAGCAGAATCACGGGACTATCGCAAGAACCATGCAAACCTGATTTATTACCTTGCAAATAATGAAAAGACTTCAGCTGAAGTAATGGACTTGATTACCCCATACCTTTCGAGTGAGGGAATATCTCCTTCCAGAGTAGTATTGGTCCAGTACCATGAATTACTCCGAGAGTACATCGACGCCTTAGGAAGGTTTCAGGATGCATTGATAAATGATCCGGCGCTTCATGCCCAAGCCGCTAGCAAGGCAGGGCAACAGCTAACCTTCCATATCAGTCGATAACAATGGACTGACGTGGGCGCTCCCTCCCACCGGAACTATATCCAGAGCAGTCATTTACATGCTGCCAACCCTGCAAACAGTTCCCTCTCGAAACCAATCCGCTGCCGGCGCTCAGCCAGCAGCGCTCGCACCTTCACCTCAAGTGAATCCGCTTTCTTCAGGCCTGCAGCAGCGAATACTGGCGCCGAGACATTGGGCGCGCGGCAAGGAACCAATACTGGGACCTCCACCCGCACAGTGCGTACTTCCGGTTCTCGGCCGGCGCATCCCGCCAGCAACATCACCAGTCCCACCAACAGCAACTTCATAGCCCCAACTCCTGATCGATCACTGTAATCGCGGCAGTGCATTGGTCACCGCCAATCCGCTCCTGCATGAGTCGATTCGCGGCGGCATAATCTGGCTTCGCTTCCTCCTGGGCCTGGGTCATGGCTTTTCTGGCAAGCGCTTCCCGCTCCCTCCTGGCCTGTACCAGCTCACCGAGCCTCCTACCCTGCTCGCTCGCCAGAGTTTCCAGGTTGTCGCGACCAGACTTCGTCATAGCTAGGTCACGGGTCGCCGTGTCGAGCAGTGGCCGATAGTGATCGGCGGCCAACCAAACACCGATGCCAGCACCGGCGGCCAACAGCAAAACCAGTGTTAAACCGAGGACGACCAGCCTCCACGCCACGGCGCTCACGGAACATCCTTGAAGAAAACGTGGTGGCCGAGCTTCAGTGTCTGTTTCGCTCCCACAGTCCAAGCCGGAGCCTTCGGCATGGTGGTCGCGTAATAGTGCGTGGCACCACCCGTAGGATCGGGCTCGGTGCCGGCCATTACCAGATCTGCCGCCTTTTGCGCGCGAGCAAACTCCCCAGCAGGGATTGGTTTCGCGCCGCTGAGGTATGTGAAGTTCGGGTCGTTCTTGTTCCAGCAACTGAACTGGTACTTGGCCTGGCACACGCCGGCATAGCCCTCCGCCCACCATGAATTGGTTTTGCCGTCGTTCACTCGGTTGCGGATCGTCCAGGCCACGGCAATCTGACCGGCCAGGCTCTCACCGCGAGCCTCGCCCCACAGTGTGCGGGCGAGGATGTCGCGGTCTCTTTCGGTTGCGGTCATTGCTTTTCTCCAGGCAAAAAAATACCCGCTCGATGGCGGGTTGATTCATGTGAGTCCGGTTAAATCGTTTCGGCGGTGCTGATTTCTGAGTCAGTGACCATTACAGGCACCGCAGGCTCTGAAGGCCAAACAGGCGCAGTTGGCCATGTAGGCTGTGCAGCGACTTTCCCCAGTCCGAATTTGTAAGCCTTCCATGCCTTCAGGCTGATAATCAAAGCAGACTGTTCGGCTTCATCCTCGGCTGTCGCTTCGCCGACGGCGATGCCGTAACCGAGCGTGTCAATGCGATCCTGAATCCGCAAGATCAACGCAGCCGCGGCCCCGTTGCGCCTTGCCAGCTCGGATTTCGCGCCGGCCAGCAGCGCGGCCTGGGCTGCGGCCTGCTTCATTTCTTTGGTGATGAGCTGAGACCAATCAATGTTCATCGGTCACCTCCATTTCTTCCAGCAATGGCCCCGGGAGAACTACCTCGCCGTTGGGAACGCCCACCAGATCCGCCGGAAAAGCCTGCTCGGGGCTGTAATTACGCGGGTTCGGAAGCAGCAGAGTCACTATCAGCTTGCCGTTTTCGTCGCGCTCTACGTCCTCGACGAACCATTGAGACGCGATCGCCGTAACCGGCAACGTATCGCCGCTACCCATGCGGGAAAAATCGAACGCCTCACCGTTGATGATGAGGGTATCCCCGTTCTTTGTGAGCACCAAGGTGTCGTCCCGGCGCTGAGGAGATAGTTTAATGATCATTAGAACCACCGCCCGGTTGCAGTAAGATAAACATCCTTGACGTTGCCCGCTGCCATAGAAATACTCGACCATATACGCCATGTTGTGGCAGTGGTGGTTACCGTCCGATGGTAACAACCCATTACAGGCGCAGCATCGTTTCGACTGACCGCCGAACTAACCGTGGGCACAGCTATAAAGGTAGATGGAAAGTTCCAGGTTATTTCAGAGCCAGCTTGGAACATCGCTCCCGTAGATGAAATTACCGCCTGAGGAGCGCCATCGGCTCGAAAGGTACAGATCATTGTGCCGTCAGCAAATTTGACGAAATCACCGTTACCGTTGGAGCCTCGCTCAATAACAGCGCCTGTTGGTACCCCACTAGCCTGGGAAACAGTTCCCAGCAGGTTGGTCTTCCCATAAACGCCAGCGGCTTGCAGTGCCGCAACCAATGCTGATATCGAAGTGACTCCGGTTCCCCCCTGAGCCAGACTGAGCGCGGTGGTGAGTCCAACCAGCGACGTGATGTCACTGTTTGCGCCCTTCGCGGCTTTCGCCGAAGCCTGCGCCTGTAGCTTGCCGAATGCAGCCAGAATGGCGTCGGTGCTGGCGATCGCAGTGGCGTCCGTCGTCACTAAACCGGTCAACACCGTTGACCGGATGCCAGACGCGGTCATGTACTTGTTCGTTTGCCCCTCTGGAAGCCCATCGGTGTTCGTAAGATTCAGCGCGGCGCGAACCCCAGCAGTGGTAGGCGTCTCGCCCAACACGGCGAGAACTCCGCCGAATTTATTGACCAGCGCCCGCAGCGCATCCGCCGAATCCTTCACGTAGCCCTGCATGGGCGCCAGCGCATAAAGTCCGTTGGCATTGGTTGCGCCCTGGTACGGAGGGGCGATCGATATCGCCGAGTCACCTGCGATGTTGGTCACCTCATACCAGCCGCCATCAGGACCACGGAAGGCATCGCCGACCCGGCTGTTGGCAATGAACGCCGTGCCGGCGCCAATCACAGCATTCGAATTTTGGACGACAGAAACCGTCCCGGCTTTGTACCAGGGCATGGCAACTTCCTATTTGAGTTCGATTAGACGGCGAGCTTTGCGAAGACCGCCGGGAGGAAAAAGGCGAAGGGGTTGGCTGAAGAAATGGTCACCGCATACAAAACACCACCGGAGAAATCCCACAAGCAATACAGGTCACGGGGTATCCCGGCACTGCCGGACGTCATCCTCATCCCGAAGTTGTTCAACAACATGTATTCGTTCTGGGGGAAATTGAACGGCACCGAGTAAAATATTCTGGTAAGCCCTTGTGGCGTGGTTTCGTTCCTGACGTAGCTCCAGTTCTGAAACGCGCGGGTAAATGTGGCGTTTGGCGTGCCAGAATCAAACAGCAGGTTTCCACCACCATCCCATAAGCGCATGCCGTATTGAGCTGTCGCCTGTGCTGCAAAGGCGGCCACGAAATAGCGGCCATTGGGCTGGGCGGTGTTCGCGTCATAGGCGCGGACGTAGAACCCTGTCCAGTTACCAGCCGAACCGATCAAGCGCATTTGACAAAGCCCGGCCACGCCGCCGACGGTGTCAGGCCTGACAAAGACCAGTGGCGGCTCCTGAGAGGTCACAGGCCTTGCGAAGTAAGTCGTCGAACCCATCCCAGATTCTTCCGTCGGCGCAAACCGGCCGGAAGAAATCACCATAAGCCTAGCGAACTCCGAATCGATGACGACCGTATTGGTATTGTTGGTGTATTGAAGACCGAAAGACGCCATCAGCTAAACCTCATCACAATGAGTCGCATCGTTCCGGTAGCCACCGTACTCGCCGCAAACCCGCGCGTATGGTTGTAGACCCTTGCTACTCCGTCAATCAGCTCTGTTTCGAACTGCAATTGGGTGTCGGAGTAAGCCCCGGTCGGCACAACGATTGCGGCGCCGTTTGCTGGCCCAACACCTGGAACAGCGAAGTCCTGATTGGTTTTCCCACCAGGTGGGAAAGTCACCAGCGTCGACAAAGCCACGCGGATAGTGAAAGAGTTCTCGTCAACCTGGAGCACCCCATCGGCGCCCCAGATCCGCATTCCATAAGCCATCTTTCACCCCAGATATCCAAGCCGCACACGCAGCACGTTGTTCGCGTCGTAGACCGAAACGTTCAGCGAGTTGATCACCAGCCGTCCCTGGCCGGGAACGATGCCGTTGATCTCCAGCGTACCGTCCTTGTTGAGAATCCATCCCTGCTGACCAGAAATGTAGTTCGTCGAGCTGATGTAGCTGCCGATCTTGGCGTTGGTGATCGTGCCGTCAGCGATGAACGCCGAGTTCATGAATACCTGGCCGCCCTGCACCGCGAACGGTACCGAGATGGCGCCGCCGGCGATGGTGTTGACGATGGCGAACCGGTCAGCACTCACCAGGAACTGGCTTTGCAGGCCGGCACCGGTGTTTTCGATTCCGAGGCCGATGCCGGCTGCGACGTACTGACCGCCGGCGGTGACCTGCATCTTCACCGACCACATGGTGCTGAGCTGGCCGGCGGTGTTCGCGTAGGCGGTTGAGGTTTCCTGAATGGCTGCGGTGTTCTCGCCGACCTTCACGTTGACCTGGGTGATCGCCTGCGCCGTGGCTTCCTTGTCGGTGGCCACGGTCTGCCGAAGATCGGTGACGTTCGCTTCGTTCTCGCCGACAGCGGATGTCAGCGTGGTGATCTTCTGAGCGCTGGCAAAGTTCTCCGAAGCCCTGACCTTCTCTTCGGTGGCGATGGCTGCCGTACTGCTCCAGCCCTTCAGCGCATCCGCCAGATCACCCTCCCCGTTGTCGTCACGGAATGAAGCGCGCAAGGCTTGCAGGCTTGAAGCTTGAGCTGTAACCACGCCGTCGAGCTCTGTGATGCTGGTAGTGTTGGTCGCAACCTGTTGCGCCAACCCGTTCACTGATTCGATCGCCTGCCCTACGTCCTGCCAGTAAGCGGCGTTTGGTGGTGGCGTATTGATCGGCACGTCGCCAGTCGCCTGATAGATGCGCTTGCCGGACACCACCATCTCGCCTTCGGCGTAGGTTAAATCCGGGTCATAGGCACCGAGCGCGTCCAGCGCATCGATCTGCGCCTGAAGGCCAGGGATTTTGTTGATCTCGTCCAGCAGGTCCTGACCAAGCTCCGTCTCGCCGATCTGTCCGGCGATCATCTCCAGAATTGCCGCGGCGTCTGAGCTGGATTGGCCCTGTACACCGATGCCGATCGGATACCACGGACCGATGTTGCCAATCCGATCCACCAAGCGTGCCCAGAAATATAAGGTCACACCTGCGCGCAAACCCAGCATCGAGAAATCGCTTTGCGGGTACGACAGGTCCGTCAGCTTTGTGGCCATCTCCAGGCTGGTCGTCGGGCTGTGCCAGATCTCTGTGCGTTGGGTATCCTCGGCGCCGGCCGGGAAGCCCCACTTCAGGTAGATGCCGAACAGCAACGGCGTGGCCGTCAGGTACGACACCGCAGGTGGTAGACCCTCCTTGCCCTTGAGTTGGGTGAGCATCGAGTTGCGCCAGATCGACGAAATGTCGAATGCGCTCACCGCTCGGACGCGGGCTACATAGGCACCTGCATAGATGCCACATCGACGCTGGTCATCCCGGTGCGCTGCAGCTTGATCCAGTTGCCGCTGTCCTTGCGCCATTCCACGTCATAGGCGACGGCACCGTTCACCGCTGGCCAGGTGATGGTCATGGTGGCGACGGC